ATCCATTATAAGTCTACTAAATTTACCATCATTTTCATTTTCAAAAATACTCAAACTACCAAGAGTCTGTTCTGATAAAGAAAAAGCAGAATTAGATGAAAAATTAGCTACAAACTCCTCACTATCCATTATAATACTCAAAAGTTCTAATTGGTATGAAAGAAGATAATTAAAATTTATATTATATTGCTCCTTTAAAATGCTCATCAAATCATTCACCCTTATATTAAGCTCTTTAGTTTTATATTTTATCATGCGAGGCTTGAGTTCTCCACTTTTCAATTGCCCTATTAACGCTCGATATTCATTTCTTATTTCAAGTATTTCATCGATAAAAAACTCCTTAATAAACCTCTTACTATCAACTTTAGTTTGAATCGTTATTACAATCCATACAGAAAGAGCAGCAGTTATCACAATGCCTCCTATTTGAATCCAATCCGAGACACTTATTTCTGAAATCAACTCCATTTATTTAACTCCAAAGAATCATTAACTAACCGATACCATGCCTTATGCTCCTCCGTAGTTTTTGGTTTTTTTTCATTTAAGCGCCTATCTTCCCACTGAGGGTATGTTTGCGTTTTAATCATTTCAAGCCAATGGGGTTCATAAACAGAAACTATATCAAGATATTTTTCCACTACCTTCAAAGAGAAATCAAAAACTAAATTTCCTATAGCTTCGTCCAAAAAAGACGGAGCAAAACCATCTGCTCCATCTAATTCCAAAATCAAACATTCATTTTTATCTAAAGCCTCTTTAAACTTTTGATTTAAAAGAGAATGATAAAATTCTTCACCGGACTTTTCACTAATATCACAATGCCTAAGTCCAGTATATTTTGAGAAATCTTTTGCTATATTTAAGACTGCCATATTATTAATTATCAATACCATTAAAAAAACATTCTTTTCTCAAAACCCACCGATACATGGTGCCTTTAAATAGATTCTTTTCTTTTGCAAAGATAAGACTTTTATTAGGATAAACAAAATCAAGCTTAACATTGTTCGTTATGACCAATAATTCTTGAATATATCCATCATCACAACAATTTTTAATACCAGGAAGCCCCTTCCCCCTATTCCCTTCTTGTGTATTCGAACCATATTTTTTATTAAAAGCATTTTTTAATATAGTCAATCTATCGTCCTTAAAAAAGAACTCTTTTAGTAATTGACTATGCTTTCTATAGATAGTATCAAGAATACCTTTACCTAAATCGACAGCTGTAAAAATAACTTCATTATCACCATACATTATTCCTAATTGCCATTTTTTATTATGCGAATTACTCCACTCTATTGAATTACCACAAATTTCTTTAAGCATTGATTTAAGAGATGTATTTGGTGGAGATCCTCCAGTCAAATATTTACATGTGTGCTCTACACAATTACTAATCATTTCCATTTGAGTAACGGTTAATTTTCCTTCTCCCTTTTCAAAATATATCAATTCAGACTTTGATGAATCCTGATATTTTTTCCCTTTTTCATCATACATCTTCGATAAAAAGCCCGAATCTGCTAGAAATTGCCTACAATTCAAATCCTTTGGCAATTCTCCTCTAGTATTAATACCTCTCGATTTCATTTCATCTATTATACTTAAAAGAGTTACAATGGTATGAAAGTCAATCTTCTTCACTTCACCCAATGAAACATACAAAAATTTTCTTCTATTTACAATCCACAAAGACTCTGGAAGTCTCATTTTTTTAAAAAAGCAAGCACAATCATTTGTAGCCTCAATAAAACTACAATTCTCAGGAGCAACAATAATCAATCCATTTTTATCCTTCTGTCGCTCAACTTTTACTACTACAATATGTTTACGCCTCTTGGGTCTACTTCGCTGTTGAAGTAAGCGACACAATCTATTATGTCTGCTTTTATATTTCTTTGTTGTATATAGTTTTTTCATAATCAAATCAAAATGAGCTGCTAAAATACAAAAAGAATTTGAATATCTAGCAACACACACATTATGATCACTTAACATGTTACATTTTTATTCATTTTGCTTTTCCACTTTCTCTAAAACCTTTCAGAACCCATCTAATAAATTAATTCATTTTACAAGATTATTTAATAAGATAACAAACAAATGATAACAATCTTCAATAAAAAATAGGAAAATATTTCATGAATGATAAAAACTCAAGAATTCTCCAAAATAATTATCTTGTTACACAAGTAAACTTCTACTTCTTTTGCATTCTATGAACTAACCAATAAACAATAAACAATATGATGGAGATTATAACTCCGAATGCCCATCCTCCTAACTCTATTTTTACTTGTTGCCACCAAGTCAACCTCTTTTCAACCGGATATGGAATGTGAACTGAATCTGTTTTTATCACAGTATCTACTTTATTGATAATCAGATAATGATACTGCGATTTATATTTATATTGAAGGATTGTATCTCCCTTTATAAGTATATAAATACTGTCTCGTTGATAAATACTATCAAACCGGATGCTGTCACGTGTCTTGTACTCCGTTCTGATTGTCTCCAATGGAACATACTTGATGCTCCGGCAGGATGACAAACATATTCCTGATATCAGGAAAATGATCAGAATATAAATAAAACGCCTCATGATTCAAACTTAAAATCATTAATACGATTCATCCATCCCCGTTTGAACTTATTGTTTGTGGGACGATTCCTACAAATCTCTTCTATGAAGTCAAAACGTGCCATCTTAATCTGGTCGAACAATTCGCGAGAATTACGTAAGTTCACTGCTGCAAGAGTCTTCGGTCCAACAATTCCATCTGGTAACACCCCGACTAAATTTTGCGGGATTTTAATACCATGCACACCGGATGCCCATACCCAGTCCACTAGAATATTAGCGACCGACTGAGAGTTAATATCATCTGCTTTCCATCGGTCCCAATACATCGTTTTCATGATTTCAGTCCATTCCTCTTTAGTAAGAGCTTTCAGCCGTTCTATCGTAGGTTTAGGATAGCCTTTCTTTCTACAATATGCCTCATAGGTAGCGATTGTTACTCCCATATTAGTAGCACCTCCCAAGTCATCCGGATCATTAACGAAACCGCCTTCCCACTTTAGGATAAACGGTGCCAATTTCTTCACATCTGCCATATATTTTTCCTCCTAGATAATTAAAATCAATACCAATATCTGAATAGCCTGACCGATAAGACCTCCAAACAGTGTTTCCGCAATATCAAGCCAATCCCATTTTCCACCCCAAGCTCTGTCCTTAAACTCCATTCCTGCCGCCAATCCTGCGACAAATAAAATGGAGAACAACGCCCCTGCTGGGATAGCATAGAGTAGATGTTTAGGGCGATTACTTTCCATGATCCAGTTCATTATTTACTCTCCTTTTCGCTTCCGTTTTTTCTTTTTCGGGTATATTACCAATCATGCTACTAATTTTAGTTCTAACATAGACAGGGATGCCGAAAACAGCTCCCGACCATATCAAGCATTGTGCAAAGAACCATAATACAGTATCATGAATGATACCTAAAGGCTCAACTAAAAAACCTGCAACTGACACCCCCACTCCTGCGAAGAGCATTCCCACAGCAGACCAAATCATGATATCGTCTCTCGTTTCCCTTTTCATTTCCTCACTCTTTTAACTTATAAAACATACTCGATAAGGCTTAACAGAGTCACAACAATGTTTATCCTTTGGATTATCTGATTCCTTAAATAACTCGTATACAATATGGAAATCCTCTATAAAAGCATCTGCTTTCCCACGTTCTTCTTCCCATCGCTTATTTTTGTTATAGTCTGGTAATATCAACGACCCATTGTATACCTGCGTTTTCAGTCCTGTAGATGTGCTTTTTTGGTCCGCTATCTTCATATATCGCACAAACGCATAGTAACATAGGATCGTATAAAGAGGAACTATATTGTATTTTTCCCCGGCTATTACGACATCTAACGAATAATTAGAATCAGAATCGGTTCCGGCAGGAATATCACTCTCTTCTTTTCCACCTCCTAGCTCACTCGATACCGAAAAGAATGTATCACCGCAAAGAGCTACTTTTATATCGAGCTTATCTGCCTCTTGAATGCATTTGTTTATCTCTGTGTCCTTAACATCTGCTGCGATATCAAAGATTTCACGGAACTTCTTGATTACTTCGGAAAAACTATTCATTTGGGTCTGTTTTAACGTTTACTGTCGAGTTAGATTCTTCTAATTCGTTATAAATTTCACATACTTCTGTTGGAAGGTCTAAGGCACGCGCAATTTCCCGACTCAACTTACTACGAAGTTTCGTCACAGAACGGCGATAAACTTTTTGCATTTCCTTCACGACCTCACCGGACGCATTGGAGAATGAAATCAAAGACGAGTCAACCAAAGGAATAGGAATATTGTAGGCTTGTGAAGCGATATCCTTTTTTAGCGGTTCGTTGTAAGCCTTATACAGATTAGCGTCAATCGGTACGCCCAACTGGTCTACCTTAATAAATGGCTTATCAGTCAGAGCATTTTCATCACGGACCAATACCGCTGATCCTGCCCCTTGCGCTCCCATTATATCTTTTATCCCCTTAACAAAAGCGTCCTGTTCCTCCTGTTCGGTAAATTCTCCGTGAGAAATGATGCTGCACATGTGGAAACCACGTGTAAGCGTCCGTTCTACATAAGTAGAGTTCATCGCTTCCGCTTGCATCTCGGACTGGACTGAATGAAACGGAGAAAGCGGATAGGGCTTCGTAGTGAAGAAGTTTATGTACAAAAGCTGTCCGGGGTGATTCTCGATTCCGCCGAAAAACTCTACTTCATCCGCAAAGTTATCTGGATTGAACGCCGGATAGGTAACTGCCGTTTTATCCAATTGGGTAGACTTGATATTTTGACGATCCCAATTATTAAACACTACGTACTTATGAATAACCGGATTCGTTAAGTAGTCTTTATTCAGCCCGGCACGGACATATTCGAAAGGAACGGGATAAATCATTTTAGGGCGATAATCGCCTCCATACTGGACAATTAGAGCGCACCCTCTGAAACGAGCTACGTCATATGCCAGCATATTCAGTATCTCGTCCATGTTATCTCCGTGGGCGTTCGTCATTTCGCCAAAATCACGGTTTTTAAAGCCTTCACATTCTATCGCTTCGCTCAGCCGTTCCACACTCAAAGAGGCGGTTTTGCTAGCATATATAAGCTCCGATAAAATTTGGGGGTATAGGTTACCGTCCCCATACCCCACAATCTTTTCGGAAACCTTAGCGTTAACTTTGAGCGCTCTATCTACTATTACGTTTACTTTCTTGTGAGCTATCATATTAACGTTTCCTTTTAGTTTATTCCAGTTCCTTCATAATCTCGTCTACTAAAGCCTCCGGTGTTGTTTCTACTGAGGCTTCCGGTTCAGGATCAGCGGGGGTCTCCGGTTCTACGGGCTTCTCTTCTTCTGGAGCTTCTGTTTCCGGTGTTTGTTCCGATTCAGGATCAGCGGGCAAAACGGTCGGTACGTCCTCCTGTGGTTCTATTGGACCTAAGTCCTCAAAGTAGGATTTATAAACCGGATTTTCTTTCATGATTCGTTCGGCGATGGCGTCCGTACAGTTAAATGCACGGTAAACAACTCCGTCCGCCACATGATTGATAGATAGTCCCGGTTTCATTACGTAGCGAACGTGTATGCCCGTCAAGTAGTGATCCTCATACCATTTCTTCGCGTACGCACGATCCATATGGCACATAGGGTCCAGTTTTAGATGCGCAATACTTTTACAGAGATTCAAAATCTCGAACTCGTCCGTTAAGCGAATTAATTCGCGCACGGGCTTGATATCTTTTGTTACAGTTTTCTTTGCTCTTGCCATGATTATACAGTTTTTAAAGAGTTATACTGTGCCGCCGTAATACTATAATGGAAATCTCCGCAAGACCCGTCCGGCGTTTTTAAAGTAGCGGTTGAAACTCCGTCTGTTGAACTATCAGTTGATAAATCTGAGACCTCTAACGGTGAGTTACATCCCAAAATGAAATATTGGTTGTTTTTTGTTCTAATAGCAACCAAAAACGACCCAGAAACCAAAGCGATAATGTAGCTAACTACAGGTAACGATGAAAGAAGTTTCATGACTACTGATATTTCCAACATAGTAGGAGCATTGTCGTTTGCCCGCGATGCCTCCGTCACTTGAATAGAGTTTTTTACAGATTGAACGGTATATCCCCTTGTTCCGGCTTTCATTGTTACTACTGCCTGTCCTGTCGTAGAAGATACCGAGATACTAGAAACATCTTCGTAGTTCAATATTACGGCTTCTTCTACTCCGGCAATTCCAGAGATTAAACCGGGATTAGCGCAATCAAACGCTAAATCTTGTGCTATCTTCTTTAAACAAGCCATAATTATGATGATTTAGACACTAGAGTATTCCATGTAGCCTCAGTGATTGATGCACGGGCTTCTCCTAGAACATTCTCAGGTGTGGTTAACGTAATGGCGGTATAGCCGCCGTTATCATTTGCTGATTCTTCCAGTCCGGATACCTCCAAACCGTAATTACAGCCATAGATACGGTAAACACCTGTTTCAACCATTTTTGCAACCGCCACAAGGCGAGAATTGAGAATGGTATTGATAAACACGTTTTCCGCACTCGTTTTCTTATACACGGTAAAATTAACCGATTGTTCCAGCGCATTCGGGGCGTTTTCGTTAATTCTTTGGGCTTCTGTAGCATTTGCACCCTTTCGGATAGACGCTACCCGGATAACCTTGCCCGAAGTAGTCAACGTGATAGTAGCGATACCGTTGGCGATGGAGATAGATTGGATATCTGAGTAGTTAATAAGCAACAAATCAGCTATTCCAACTGCTCCACCTAAACAATCGTAGGTTATTGCACCCGTGATATTACTAATACATCCCATGTTGTTAAGTTAATTTGTTAGCTTCTAAATATGTCCAAACAGCAGATAAAGCAACTATATTGCGATCACCCCTAGAGTTATCCGGTGTTTTCAGCGTTACGGTATCAAAACCGCCAGCCGCCGAAGTATCTCCGTCCATGCTTGCCACTTCCAGCCCGGTATTAAGTCCGGCAACTTTAATGTTACCGCCGTCTTTGAGTTTTGCGAAGGCTACGTAATTCCCGGATAGCAGTGATTCCTTAATCGCTGCACCGTCAGAAGTTTTATCGTAGACCGTGATAGTAACCGTCTGTTCCATTCCGGCTGCACCGTCCAGTGTACGCAAAGCGTCCACTACTTTTGCGCCGTTCTTGTAACAGTCAACCGGAATTGCCTTTGCACCGGATACAAGGACGATAGAGTTTAGCGTCACGCCATCGCCACCCATTACAAAAGAAGCCAATTCCGATTTGTTAACAAGATACAGCCCAGCCAAACCGACTGAGCCGCCCGCACACCCAAAAACGATAGCCTTATTTAATTTCATACATGCCATAGTTTTCGGTATTAGTTGTTATGCTTTCGCTTTTGTTGCAAGTTTCAAAATAGACGGAATAGCTACCATTACGTCCGCAGCAAACACAGTTGTAGAGTAATACTTGCGGTCTTTCGCATCTTGAATAAACGGTTTAATGTTCACACTTGAATCTTCCAAAGCGATTTGGATATTACGTTTCGGAGTAAACGCGATAAACGCATCTTCGTCTGTTGCATCTGCGATCATAGACGCTGAAACATGAGGAAGTTCATTGATCTTGTATCCTTCTAAAGTGTACACAGCTTTTCCGTTCTCGAAATGTTCCTGAGCAGTTGTGTTGTCCTTACTCTGAACTAAGTTCTTAAACAGGCGCATTACATTAGAAGTCACGAAGAACTCGCTAAGTTCCTTTTGATCGGGGCGTTGTGAATCAATAAGTTTCTTCATGGTATCCTCTACGCTAGCCGTAGTCAACTGCAAAGGAAGGATAGTTTCTGCGCTGTCCTTCATTTGCTTAATGAAACCACCATTTTTGAAAATATTGTAAGCAACATCACCTGTCTTGGTTCCGTCCAGCCATGCGAGACGTAGCAAATCAGCCTCCAAAACTTTCAGTACTTCCGAAGCCATGAAACCTGCCAGTTGAGTTTCATCGAAATCGTCCGACAAATGAATACCCTTAGCTACCATCTTCCCCCACAAATCTTGCAAACAAACAACGATAGGTAACTCCAAAGGCTGGAAGTCATAGTACTTTACATGATCGGACATATCTGTGTACTCATAAGTACCTTCACATCCAGCAGACTTACGAAGTGCCTTATCTTTCGCTACAAAAGTAACAATAGGCGTTTTGTTGTCAAGTCCAGAGAGAACGGTTGCACCGCGTTCCATTTCGCCAACCAGCCCGACAGTCAAAGAAATGACGTCAGCCAGTGAGTTAATATTTAGATTATTTAAATCTGTAAATGTCATTGCCATAATTTATAGTCTCCTATGATTTTAGTGTGATTACTTTTCTTTTGCGAACTTAACCATCGCCTCCCGCGCTTTCTTGCGTGCTTCCTCGTTGGAAAGCTGCGTTTTTTGTGCATCTGTTTTCGGTTTGCCTCCCACCGTACGAGTTGCAACAGGTGGCGTTTTCGTTTGCTTGGAAAGCATTGTTTTAATCTCACTCAAAGATGATTCAAGAGCAGTTAGACGCTGAGAAAATTCGTCCGGTGTCTTGGTTTCTGTCTCCGGCTTTTCGTCCATGTACTCTTTGAACTCGGCTATCTTGCCATCTTTGATCACGAGAACGATTTTTCCCTCTTCCGGGATATCAACGGTGATCTCACCATCTTCCACGGCGGTTCCGTCCTCTTTTACTACTTCGTCACCTACGGCTGCCTCTTCTCCTGCTGCCTTAATAGTGATCTTTTCACCATTAACCGTTTCTACGATTTCCTCTTTAAGCTCCGTTTTCTTTGAAAAGGTGCTGATAATGCTTGATAAAAGACCCATTTTGTTCTTTGATTTTTGGTTATTAAAAAGCGAACTTGTCGCGGCTGGTAAGCCTACAAGGTCACACGTGAATAATTCTTCAAAACTCGTCACGTCCCATGTTTGGTTCTCTTCGTTCCACACCTTAGTGTCTAGGTCTACGACTGAAACGCCCAGCATTTCCGGTTCCTTTTCAATCATGTCCTTCATAAATCCTGCCTCCTGCGGATAGTTCTTTAAGAGAGCTTCCGAAAAGGTCAGATCGGCGTAGACTACTCCGTTTTCCTCAACGAAATTAGAGAAACTACCGATGTACTGGTCCAGCAGATCGTTACCGTTGTGTGTCCGGCGAGAATGGATAGGGCGAATACTACCAGCCACCACAAGGGACGCTAGCGATTCGGGCGTAATAACGATTTTCCCGGTTTTTAATTCACCGTTAACTTCATCCGTCCAATCGTTTGCGGTCGGTCCCGCCTCTATAATTCGTATTTTCTTGAAATCCATAAATTAGAGATTTACTAGATAAATCATTCTATATTATAAACTATATTTCAACACAAAAATAGCTGTTACAACCTACTTACTATCCGCAAATTGTAGCAAATACGAATTAGCCCAATGCGGAATCAATAACAATTGTACGATTTTGTTGTACATCGGTAATATCTTGGACTGAAACTATCGGATTTGGAGCATTCTCTACCCCTTCTACAAACGCAAGTGCGATAGCTGCCACTGTCTTGTCGGACAAATCAACCGTTTGCTTAGACATAGACCGATTAAGATTCGTATAAGATTGAGTACTGATAACATCGAATCCTCCCCCCTGTGCATATCGGTAAGCATTAGAATTACCAAAAGACCGTCCCCCGTATTGCTGATTAAGAGCAGACAACGCATTTATAGCATGAGATGCACGTTTGTTGAGGATGTACATATTCTCGCCTCCTTCCGCCTCGAACTGCTGCCCGTTTGATCCGGTGAACGTTACACCGCCCTGTGAATGCGGAGCACCAAACACGGTACCACCTTTGGCAAACTTCTTAACGCTGGTGTTAGTTTTGGGAATATCTTCTTTTACTTTCATAATTGAGGCTACTTGTTTCAATCCGGCGGCGATCACGATGGCTGCTTGCGCTACTCCCCAAATACCACCCTGCGCAATAGCCTTAGATGCACCTAAGTATGTGTTAATCGTAGCCTGCGCCAGAGCAAACGCTTTTCCGGCTTCTGATTCCTGTCCCATGATATTAGAGATTTGCCCGGCGATATCAGCTGTCATTTGCAACTTGGCGTTTACCAGTTCCTTTTCTCTCTTTTCCCGTATTTGGGCGTATTTGGATTCAATCAAAGAAATGTCCGCCCCAGTCTTCTCAGCGTTCGCAACTTCCATTTGGTATTGCTGCTCTAGACGAAGGGATTCACGTTCGAAGTCACTAGTTATACTGGCTTCCTCGATGGCACGTTTGTTCTCTAAGTCCATAGCTTCCGTTTCTCTCTTCTTAGCGGCTTCTTCGGCTTCTAGGGCGGCTACCTGTTCTTGGAATGCTATCCGCTGTTCCAGCTTGATGTTATCGAATTCCTGTTGCGTGATAAGCCCCTGCTGTAACCTGTATCGCTCCTTTTCTAAGATAGCTTGGTTTAGCGCGTCTTGGTCCCCTAGTGCCTTCTGCTTGTCTACTATACCGATATTGGATTCACGGATTTTCAACTGTAGTTCGGTTATACCGTTCTCGTAGCTTTTTAGAACTTCCGCCTGTATCTTCTTAGCTGTTTCAGCAGCTTTCTTATCGGCATCCTCCTTCGCTTTCTTGGCGTCTGCCGCTGCCTTCTTCTGAGCGGCGGAGTATGATGCTGCGGCAGCTTTATCGGCTGCTACTTTCTTATCAGTTTCAGATTTTTCAATACCGGATAACTGTGATATCAGTTCCTTCCGTTGCGAAGCGTACTGGGCTTCTTTTTCAGCTACAGCGGCATTCGCTTCCGCAACTGCCCTTAGCTCTTCTTTCGTGGAATAGGCTTGATTAGCTTTCTTTTCAAGAATAGAAGCACTTGTCTTTAACAAATTGAGTTCTGTCTCTTCCATTTGCTTAGATATGCGCAAGGCTTCTTTTGCAGCTGCCGCCCTTTCCGCCGCCGTTTTGGATTGATCTGCTACTAAAGCCTTCTGTTTCTCTAGTTCTCTTCGTTGCTCTGCTAATGGAATTATAGCGGCGGTTTCCGCACGATATAGTGCGTCTTCTTCCGCTACTAGACCCTTCGCCGTATTGATGGATTTTACGGTTTCATCCGAAATAAGACCAAGCCAGTTATAAACCTTGATATAAGCCTCTGCCAGCCATTCGAACACCTTAACGACCTCTGAGAAAAACAGAGCTATGGCATCAAGTACCCTCGTTATAATAAACTCCATTGGGGCAAGGATGGTCTTAACGGAGTTCGCCAATTCATCGTTTCGGTCCATCAACTTTCCGATAACAGAGATCACAGTAAGAATAACCGAAGCGATAGCGACAAAAGGATTCGCCATCAATGCAGCGTTGAACGCCTTGATAGAAGCAATCCCCCCAGACATACCCTTGACCATTTGCCCGGTTGCGCCTGTCATTCCGCCTAAATTAGCCGTAGCAGCCTCTATGTCTTCTGCGTAGTTACCCACGTTTCTACGAGTATCACCTACCCCTTTCTCTAGGTCCTTCAATCGGTCCGATAGTTCTTTAGTCTGCTTGACTAGCTGTATTCCGGATTCTTTGGTAGTGCGTTCCTCCACGGACATTTTGTTTAATGCCTTCGTGTTCAACGCCAATTGTGCCCGCATGGATTCTACAGTTTCTGCACCAGCATTAACAATAGTGGTGTGCGCCTTGATCTGCGCTGCATTTTCAGAGACAGCCGTCTTCATATCGTTTAGCTTCTTGGTGTTAGAGATGATGTTAGTCTCCAGCTGCTCCATTTGTTTCTTTGCGGCTGTCTGATCCGTTTTGTTATCCGCATAAGCCTTCCGAACTTCCTCTAAAGCCTTCTTTTCATTGTTTAGAGTAGTAGTTAGCTGCTTCTTTTCCTCCGCTAGTTCTAGCGATTTCTTAATAAGAGCGTCCAAACCTTCTACGGCTTTCTCCGTTTTGAACGATAAATCTAATAATGTTACATCTTCTGCCATAATTATCGTAATAAATTAATTTTAGTTAGTTTTACCTTACATTCCTGCGTGGAAATGTTGTAATCTGTGATCGAACGGACGTAAAAGAACGCATTTAACTGCTTGAACCACACCACACCGTTCTCCTTATAATTATTCTCTATAAAGTAGTAGGGAATCTTCGCTTTAATTGTTACGTCCAAAGCATCAGAAAACAGCTTGTAGTACTTCTGCAAGGATTGCGTATATTCAACCGACTTTAAATACTCGACCCAAGTAGACCCAGCGCCTACCGCACCTTTGCGAATGGCGAATCTAGGATACGTTCCATCTTGCGGATACGGCACACCGGATTCCACGATGTCGCCCTTAGCGGTAAATGAAGCCTTAGAAACCTGTAGACTCTTGAAGAAATCCCCGATTTTAAACACTGCGGTGTTCGGGAAACCTTCGGAATCCTCTATCTTGTCGGTTGACAGGTAAAAGTCAGACCAATCCTGCCGGAAGTCATTGAAGGTGACCGGACCGTTCCGATCCACGTTGCGGGCATCGTCAGCGATTAGCTTGTATATGTTGACTATGACATCCGTGTTACCGCTATCGTCCACATTCAGCGTAAACTTCCACCCCCATTGGAAGATCTTGCAGATATCGGTGAAATACGTTATGGCGTCCGATACTCCGCAGTTTCCATGCCCCTGTGTAAGTCCTGCGGTATTCAGGAGCGATGTTATCTTTCCCGACAGGTTTACTGCTTCGTCCGGTGACATAAAGAATGGTGGAGTAGCGTCCAGTTTATTGTAATCGTTTATGTCCCTGCTAATGTAGAAGCCGTAGAAGTGACGGATAGGCACATTCATAGTCGTAGAAACATACTTGTACCGAACTTGCGTAATGTCGGTCTGATCATCGTCCTTTTGGAAGATCGCTACCGTCTGATTATTGTACACTGCCTTTAGTACTACGTAATTAAGGATAGTTCCTACTCTAGACATATCCAGCGTAATGTATGCGTTGTTGTCCATAGTAACAACAGCCATAGTTGATTCTGTCACACCGCCCGGTGCTGTGATGGCGGTTCTCGTTTCGTACTCCTTGATATCTAGGGCGTTCCCTTTAAAGTATCTCGTACCGTCATCAGTCTCCGATGCATATCGCCAAAACACGGTAACAGACTTGCCTACAAGTAACTCGGAGATTCCTATCTGTCCGGTGTTCTCTATGATAAGTCCCGGAGCATAACCTCCGTTTCCAATAGGTGGGAATACCACAGGAGTAGGAGATCCTAGTGCTTTCGTGATCAGATCGCTAGCACGGAAGAACAGGGTATTGCCTACCTTCGAGTCGATGAGAGTCGCCTCCACGACTTCTTTAGGAAGCTGAGACATCTTCAGATCCGATTGAGACAAGGCAATACTGTAGCTTTCCTCATCGCAGGTCACTTTAGCTTTGAATCGCTTGTTGATGGCAATACCGCCTATGTAGATCCTAGCCTCGTACTTCATGTCACGCATCACGTAACCGAAGTTTCGCATTTGATAGAAGACACCATCATTCACCCGGTTTCTCGGTGCTTTGATGTTAGCCGAGTAAGTTCGGGTAGACTCGCCAAACGAGTACGGAGATGAAGCATTGATGGAGAGCTTGACATCTGTCTTAGCCAAGCCCTCCAAGAATACACCATTTATTTGAATCTTTATATCCATATCAATACTGAAATTTTAGCGTTGCTGTTCGTGCAAGACCGGATGCGGTATACTTGACACCAGTTGTTGAGGAGCACCGAATCTTAGTATCGTGAGGCACACCATCCAAGCCTCGAACTGTTACGTCCGGAGACGTGGAAAGCACATCAAGAGCGAACTTGTTAGCCTCAGTTAGCTCGAATACGCAGGTCAACTCTCTCTTGGTTACCGTTCCACCGTCCAAGCCCTGTGTGATCGTAGGCTGCGTGCTCCAATTGTAGCAGGAGATCGCATCGTAGGACCCGTAAGAGTTAAGCCATTTCAGTGTAATAGCTCCGCATGCGGATATTTCCTCCGGATACATCTTCACGGCTGCTACGGACCCGTCCGGATTCTTGATAGTGACCTTCTTATACTGACAGGCATCCGGAAGACCGCTACCTTGCACAAAAGTAAGCATGTCCTTAGACCCGTCTTGATAGATCGCTTCCATGTCATAGACCCGATCATGGTATTGGCTGTTGATGAAGAAATCGTCATCCAGCGTGTGAGCTAGCGGTGCTCTGCGACCCAAGTCATCCCGGAAGTCCGTGTCGTACTTAGATACCCGGTTGATGTTGTTCCGGCTGGCTAGGTTCATGATCGGCATGCGGAACTGCTGCGTCTTCACAAGAGTGGACGGTTGGTCGTCTACTCTGTGAGTTAGCCCTAGTTCCACAGTATACCCGGCTATCCGGTCCTTGTATGCCGGGAGAAGCGGGTAGAAGTGAGATGCCAAGTCGATCTCGATTCCGTTGACAGGTTCCAAGTTAGCCACATAGAACGAATCTAGGGAGGATCGGCATTGCACATCGAAGTATACTATGATGTCCGTAGGCAGATCCGTAACGATCAGCTTTAACGGGATGTTGTCCCAAATGGACAGACATCCGGGATAGTTGTAGACCTTGCCATCGGCGATGTCTACGTTCAGACCTATTCTTGGTACTTGTACTTTCATTGCGTTAATATTGTTAGAATTTTCGCCTTTATGATCTTGTTTATATCCAGCGTCAGCCGTTTCACCCGTTCTGGATTAATGATGTCGGAGACTACCCCGCCACCGTTGAATTTGTTAGGAACTTTGATGCCGTCCCGCTTCATCACATAAGCGATGGCGAAAGCTGCTTCCTCCGGGATGTTTGCACCAACCGTCCGGTTCTTGTCTTGAATCCACTTTTTAATGGCGGAGACAGGCGGAAAACTCCCCGCTTTCCTACCCTGCTCCATCTGTAAGACATAATGCGGTGCAGTAATAGTTACCCTATCACCGAGATCGTTTACTTTTAGATCACGCCCAAATTCACCAGACGCTACCAAACCTTTCGAAACATAAGATTCGAAGATTTCTTTTTTAATCTGTTCTACAACCTGCAATATCTCCTTATCCATAGTTCAATAAATCATCTGTTATAGAAAATGTTACACTCCAACCGGACTTCATTGAGTCATAGATATTCTGTACCTTCTTGAAACTCAATCCATCCACATCGAAGTGACACACAAAAGCGGACATTAGTTTGTTTAAAGCCAAATCGGTACGCATTAATGTATCAAGTTCGGCAGCGTTATCCGTAAGATAGTACGATTTATCCAAGCACTGTAATACTACGTTATACTTCCGGGTGGCAGGAGGCAACTTAGACATACCACCGTCCGGGACATCAAACGTTAAGAACATACCTGAGATGTCATTCACTAGCTCGTTAATAGTAGACGTATCTCCGAAATAGATAGGCAAGCCGAGTTTCACGGCTTGCTCATCCATAAAGGTTAATATATCGCTGAATCTCATGGTAGCTTTATAATTGCGTCACTATGACCGTTACTACACAGGCATGCGCCCGAATCGAAATCATACCCCATCACCGCATCACCTTGTAGGGTTATAGAACCTTCTTGGTTAAAGTTCCGAGATAGCACGGCATTGTCGTACATCCGGATTTTAACTCCGTTTATGTTAAGCGTATTAGAACCATAGGGAACAATGATTCTCGGCTGCGGAATACAAGTAATCACCAACCTTGCATCTTTAGCATCCGATGGATTAACCGTTACGGGTGGAGCTTTCCGAAGCGTCATGGATACCATAGAATATCCTTCTGAGGAAGATTCTAATAATCTTGTCCCTGCATCGAATTTTGCCATTGCATATTCCCAATAGTTAGCTACGGTTAATGTTGCATTCCCTGCGGGTAACGGTTTGGATAACCTTAATCTATCCGACTGCGTGTACTTAATGTCGTTATAAGGTCTTCCAACACGCCCAGTATCGGTATAGAAAGCACCCTGTTCCCAATAGTAATCAGCTAATAAGATATCCTCCGGGCTTTTCTGGTCTAGCTCGTTAGTGATATACCTGCGCTTCTTGAACGCTCGGAGATACTTAACACCCGCTAGTGGAACGTCGGAGAAATCAAGAAACTTTAGGTCCGGCTTCGTAGACAATGCTATTCCCACGTAGTGTACATTAGCAGGAACGGTTAGTGTTCCGTCATTCCATCCAGTATCGGACATTAGTTTTCTATCCTCATTAAACCAACATAAAAGGATTCTATATGCTCCGGATACTGATATAGTATCACCGGGATTTACCGGGTATATTGACTTCGTAGTCATACGTACATCTGAGTTCCTTCCGTCTTTCATAACGTCCCAAGTTAGCCCCGGTGCGGTATTTAAGCCGCCTCTGTCCCATTCGTTAATATCAAACACCCGGTTAACATAGGGATCACCATGTAACTGAACATCGCCTCTTATCGTTACACCCTTTCCGAGGTAGGCGGACCCTGTGATCTCCGGAACTTTGTGGTAATCTGAGATAAGGATAGTTCGCCCCAAAGCTATGAATTCGGATACGGGTAGACTAGCTTCCGGATCGGTTTTCTGAAAACTCATAACGAAGAACGGGAACTCGTATTCTATCGTGGTAGGATTCTCAACAGCTTTCCGAGTGATAAACGCTTCGTCTAGATAGTGCACCGCACGTATGGCGTACCCCGCTGGAAGGCTAGGAATATTTGCGCCGAACGTAGGCAAGGGTCTAATAAACCTTACTCTGTTTGTAGCCGGAATCTTATTAGCCTCGTATGGTCTTCCGACATCACCTGCATAAGTCCCCGATTCGATAAGATTACCATCTAATGGAACATAATTGTGTTTTTCTGTAACGGATGCAGCGTCTTTAGTGTTATCCGGATAACTTGCGAATCCAAGAGTAAGCCCCGAACCTGCGTATAAACCATACAGCCCCTGTTTGCGGCTAGCTATGAAAACTCTATTACCTACGGTATTTCCCATAAATTCGTTAGTGTATGAGAAGTCTATATCCTCATAGGTGTTCCCGTTTATTACGTCATTTTGGAATATTCCTTTCGGAACGATGCACCTACGTAACGTTAATCCCCCGGCATTAACTAAATCGCCCGAAACAAAACCATCTCCAATACGGACCAAAGGAGAATCCAAAGCCGTAATATAGCGATCCCTGTTTACGTTCCCTCGATGAATATCAGCGAAATACTGATTATATTCAAGACGTTCTACGTTACGGAATGTACCATATGGTTTATAGTCCTGTCGGTTTGTCAGCGTGTACATGTTTGTGCTAAACAGACCACCTGCAAGGAATCGTAGCTGCGTAGTAGCCAGTCCGAAGTTGTCGGTATTCATGATGAGACTAGAATTATCCATCACGTAACCACCGGATACCGATTCCGGGCGAAAGTCCATAAGAACAGACCCGGATACGTGTCCGAGAATCTTCGCTCCGGCTGCTTCTAAATCTGCGGGCGTCAATGTAGGAGACTTCGCAAACATGATCATACAAACGTTGTACACCGGATGACTTAATTTTGTAATAGCGGATGAAATAGGAGTAGTTTCCCCCGAAAATGCTAGTTGATTAGATGTGTCGTAATACGCCCAAAAAATTCTAGCATTATACCCAGAAGGAGTGTACACATAAGTATCTTTCCCAATTCTAATAGTAGCCGTATTTCTGACACAATTCGCTGCATCTAGCTTCATTGAAGAACTAGTAAACAAGGTTCCTTTAGGTGCATCTTTATTGTATTGTCCCTGCTCGAACGGGTGAGCTTTCGGATTCGTGGCGGGTCCGCAAAGAACATCCATAGTAACCCCAATGAACGAATCTTTGATAAACGTATTATTTTTAGTATCCGCCGCAAAGCATCTTACAGATAAGTACCCCGGAATTTTGGTGTTACCGCTAAACTCCGTTATGATATCCGTATGAACGGGGTTCGTGCCCTCATAGAAATCCCCGATATATGCGTTATCCTTGATTACAATGTCGGGGCGGGTAGCTATACTCCCACCCGCTAACCAGCATTCGCCATCCTGTGATAACTGAGTTTCGTCCTTGATCGCCCCTCCTAGTCTTCCTTTAGGTATAAAGCCGCCGAGAGAGTAAATATCCCTCTCGGCTACGATTCTTCCTGCTGAATTAATACTGTATTTCTTTCCCATGATTATTTTGTTTTAGATTTTTGTTTCTCAACTTCATCATGTCTCTTGCTGATCGCTAGAATAGCATCTGAGTAGTTTATCTTCTTCGCATCTTCGAATGAGCAGTTAAACAGTTCGGATGTGATCTGTACCATTCCTAGCACACTTTTAGCTTCTGTGATTGGATTCGATTCACCGGAACCACCTGCACCCGGTAACAGCACACGTTCCAGCTCGTCAGCCTGCCCAATCTGCTCCACAATGTACTTTGTCAGTTTCACCATATCAGCAACAGTTTCTGGTACATATCCCTCAGTCCATCCGCTAATACGTTCTAATACTGTTTCAGCTCTGCGTGCTTCGATCATCTGCCAGAGAGTCACATCCTCAACTGATGGACACGTATAAATGATCTGTCCATTACGTGTTACCCAGCGGGAAGGTATTAAGTATTCCGACATATAATGCAGAAGTGCGGCTTCATCTTGCGAAAGACTCTCCACAGCATCCGGCTTTAGATTCGCTATACGCCGTAATTGCATCAAGCGTTGATATCTACTTGTCAGACGAACAAACGTCTTCCATAACCAACGAAATGGGGTAAATAGGCGATATATCTGATATCGCACATATCCCCGAAAGGTTTTAATTTCGCTTTTCTTCATCTTTTCTTTGTTTCTTGCCGGGACGATACTTGGCGATCAGAAACTCAGTCGCGTATCGTATAGCGTCCATAGCGTGATTATTTTCGTCTACTGCCTCGTTCGTATCATAGAGTCCGGTCATCTTGTCAAATACATACGAGTAATTATCTGCTTCGTCCTGTATGCCTCGACTACCTTGTACAATGTGCATTTTAAACTGCTTCACTTGTGAAATACCTGCCATGATTGATCCTTTTCCCTTTATACATGGAAATATGCGGCATCCCAAACGAGAAATCTCAGCAATACTCTTCGCCTCTTGATTGTCCGCAATAGTGGTAACTTTATGTAGCCCATTCTTGCGCAAGACATTCGCAATATCCCAATTCAACAGACCTGTAGAGTATGCGATCTCTTGAACATAAAGATCATCTTTATCGAAGCCAACTTTTACAATCGCCGTAGGATCACCAGAGAAACCGAAGTCAAGACCAAGACACCATTTACAATTCGCTGGAAACTCCGGCACAATATCATATTCAGGATATACCAGTCCTTCGGTTCCTCCTGTTTCACCTAGTCCGAAGATTCGCCACCAGTTTTCATCAGCCTTATTTCTCTCAATCTCTTCGATCTGCTCCGGCGTCAAATATGGATTGTCCTTGTAGGTGCTGACGATTTCCACCATGCCCGGACCCTTGAAATAGTCGTGCGCCCAAAACTTCTTAACCGGATTAAAGTCTACATACAGCATCAAACGAGTACGAACCGCCATTTGCCGGAATACTTCTTTCGGGACTCTCTGTGCTTCGTTTACAAACAGGATATCACGTGCAGGACCAAATACTTTCGCAGCATTCTCACAACCGAAAAACTCTATCTGTGATCCATTAGGAAAAGTGTAGGTCATTTCAGTTAAATTCATTGCCTTGCCATTCCAAAGACCTTCATCTTGCAACATACGTTTGAAATCGCGAAACATACCACGTTTCACTCCCGGCATTGTATCAGTTACACACGATATGAGCAAAGGAGCTTCTGACTTCTCGGCAATAAGATAAAGCAACTGTAACATGCTCCACGTTTTAGAAGATCGAGTACCACCCCGTGAGGATACTCCACGAATCACTGGATTTACCGTGGCTTCTAATAGCCTGTCAAAAACATAGGTCGTTTTCATTGTTCAGAGCCTTCTGTTTCCCCCTCTCCTTTCATCTTCCGTTTCTGCGATAGTGTAGAGAGCTTCTTAATATTACTAACCGATTCTTCTTTCAATACTTCGACCTTCAATGTTACTCCTTCCGTCTTCACATCGGTTCCAGTTTGTTTATTACGCCAACGATCTGGAGATATATTTGTAAGTAAGAATATAGCAGCACCAACATTCGCCTCTACATTCTTCACTGTTACTATTTTCTTCTTTTCTTTCTTTCCTGCATATTCGGTTTTGGTTTCTTCAAATTCATATCCACAAGCTGCTTTTGACAGAGATTCAACTAGTCTCCGCTCCAGTTTCTCTTTAAACTCATTTTTCCCTTTTTTTATAGCATCCACAAAATCCACATTTTCCAACCATCTATAGTATGTTTCATCCGATATGCCGAAATGAGCACAGAAGTCTTTCAACCTCGCACCGCCATGCTCCATCAGCCCATTTTCAGCCACCCATTTAGAGCACATTTCAGTCATTTCCTTTAAATTGTACGCCATGCTATAATCAGTTTTATATCAATAGCAAATTTACCCGATATCACTCTTACAGCCATGTCAAATTGTGTCAAGTACAGATTTACGGCGTTCTTCATCGTATATCGTATTACACAGCTTGTATTTTAACGAAATGCTCTCCATCCATTCATTAGGGTCTTGTGCAGTTCTTTCTTCTTCCACATACTTCCAGACTCTCGTGGCACGTTCCCACCGGAACAAAGCCTTCTTTAAATTCTGGTAGTGATTAATCCTGTAGACCTGATTTGTATAAGAGGCATAAAAATCCTTCTTCACCTTGTCCAAGCCATCCGCTTTACTCTCCCAATCATTATGACTCCCTATCACAGGATCAATAAAAGCCAGCTCTTTGAGGGGGGCTTGCTCTTTTCTTCCATTCCTCAATCCTTTCACGAATTTCTTTAAACCTTCAAAATGCTTAGTTATATCTACTCCATTGACATACCCGTTCCCATATCTATCTTTAACACACCTTACCCCAATCTGTAATAAATACGAATACACTACAAAGGCATGGACATTAAGAATTATCCCTATTTCACGTACATTTACCCACGTCTTTTCATTAAAATTTCTATCCATAACACGATTATTTTTAAAATAAATAGTATATTTGCTATACAATCGTGAATGATTGGGGAGAACAATGCTTTTACACCTTGCTAGTTCTCCCTATTTTTTTTGATCTCTTCTTATTTCTAAGATTTTCCCGGTCAATCTTTCTGCCCCACATCATCGAGTTATACAGGGAAACAGCATATAAAAAAAGTTCCTTACTACTTGCAAGGAACTCTACTTTTGTAGCTTCTTTTATTGAATCAGCATACAAACTTTGATTTATGTGATCATCCATTTGATTTATTCTTTTCTCTGTTATGATCTATATCAGACCATTGAAATCCACCATTACCATGAGGGGGATTTCTAAAGTCATATACTTCGTGACCTTTATTTCTGAGAAACGATACAACGTCTTGTTGATATGAGTTTCTCCAACTGCTTGCTACATAAATTTTCGCCATATTATTTTTTATTTCTAAAAGAATTACTACTTTTGCGCACGGAGAGGTGGCTGAGTCCGGCTTAAAGCACCTGCCTGAAAAGCAGACGGTCCTTCGGGATCCGGGGGTTCGAATCCCCTCCTCTGAATATTACTAAATTACATATATAAGCAGGCTTAATGCCTGCTTTCTCTTTTTTATTCATTTCTTGTTAATTATGAATTAAACTCTTGGATTAGTTCAGCCGCTTTATCCCACACCTTATTAAAGAAATCATCATCACCGTCAAAGTCTATTGCAACATCACGCATTTCTCTTACTCCGGCTTCATAACCTTTAGTATTCTCCTTTTCTTTTTCCATCACAGCCTCTTTATATACCATTCCGGCGGAGAATGTATTTCTAAGAGCCAGTTCTAACTTAGACATGTCAAGGTCTTTTTCGTCAATCTCATTATATAGCTTTGTAAATTGATCTACTGCCATATTTTCCGCTTCTCGTTCATTTAGAGAAGCCAGCTTTTTTGTCTGTTCATCCATTTTTTAATGTTCCTTTCTATCTTGTTTTACTCTAATTCATAAATTCTAATTCACAAAACAACCCACATTCGGGCATTATTTCAGTAGGGAAATCGCCACGGTCAGGAGAAAGTTCGTCAAGAAATAAAGCCTTTGTTTCATCGCCGATTTTCTCTTTCAGGCAAGAATGCCCGACAGTACGTTCCAATTTTGCCATGCGTTCAAAATCTTCCGGGAAATCAATACGAATCTTATTCCAGTAACCCATTCCGCCACGGATGCAACCAATGCAGTTGTTGTTGTGATATCCCATTTTATACATTCGAGGTAGCCCAATTCCTTCTTTTGCAAGCAAGCAGGCACAATTAGCCTTTGATAGTTGATTGTCGATTAATGGGAATAATGGCTTCATGTTCGGGTATTGTTCAATCATTCGTTGCGCCCGATTGGTTTCCGATATATCAAATCCCCATACTTGACCATCCCAATATTTCAATTCATCTTCGATTTGGTATCGAAGCCGTTTTTTAAGTTCAAAGGTACACGGATAGTAATTGTGCTTACTGATTAAACCTTTCTTTTCAATCACATCGAAATGGTTGGTATATTCCTTGCTCCGGACAATATTTATTTTTTGCCCGAACCATTGCTCACAATCATGAAGGAAGCGTAGACTATCTTCGTCCTGTGAGCCAGTGTCCGTATAATATAGAACCACATCTTCGTATGTTTGTAAAGCTATTTTACAAGCAATAGCCGATGTTATACCACAACTAAACCACGCAATTATTTTGCTCATTATTACTTTGTTTTACGCAAATTGTTCTTTGATTTTTGACATTATGTAATCAAAATGTTCTCTAAACTCTTTTGTATGAGTAAACACAGGGGAATCAATGTCAGATAGCTTTAGCTCCACGATATTGGTGATGCGCTTTACATGCTCTGAATGAGCCTTATTATATCCACTTCTATAAGCACTCATAACCAATCCTCTTACATCCATTCGATCAATAAATTCAGGTTGAGGATCACACACCCTTTTTGAATATTCAATCGCCAGTACTGTTACTGTTTTCTTCTTCATATTATCTTGTATTGATCGTCTTCCCGACATCAGGAAAACGTTTTGGTTATTAAATAAAAAAAATAGCGATCTGATAGACCACTATGCGAGTATCATCTCCGGGACGATCCTTTTAGTTCGATGACGTTAAACATTTCTTTTACACGATCAGCGATATAATCACCGTATTTGTTTCCAAACTCTGTATTTGGATCGAGATTGGTCGTAACGTGGGTAATAAACTCCCTTCTGACTTCATATCGAAGTTGTAAAATGGTTTGTATGACATTTATCCCGGTCCCGTAATGCTTTGAATCTGTAGGTTCACGTCCCAATTCATCAATAGCCAGATTACACATGTATTCACGATCAGTAAACCGAAATAGCCCGTTCATACCTTTCTCTGCATACATGAGAGATATTTCTACTGCACTAGTGAGTCTAAAGCCTATGTGATCGTTATTACATCCGTATCGTAAACGGTTGATCTTGCCAAGATAACGCTGTAGCCCTTTTATCAAAACAGACTTGCCAACTCCAATTGGTCCCCATAAAAGCAAGCCTTTTGAGGAATCAAGCATCTTACTTCTGCCTAATACATAATCATACAATTCGGATAATAGGACCTTGTTGCGTTCGTCAATGATAAATCCCGGTTCTACTTCCTTCATGGAGTTAATAAACTCTTTTTTCCAGAAGTATTCTACTCGATCCTCATTCCATGTTATCTCCTTTCCTTTGATGTGAAATTTAACCAAAGGAGATTGATTTGATTCCGGCTGACTTGGTTTCATTGGAGGAATCAACTCCCCGACTGTTCTTATTGCTTCCATTCTTTTTTTGTTTTAGCCATTCTTGATAATCACGTTCAGTACCCGAAAATACTACTCCGGTCCAATTAGATTCGATAGCCCGTTCAATTTGTCGGATAGCGAACTCTTCTTCAAACTGCCCCAGCTTGTTTAATGAAATCTGCAAAGCATAATTTAGCTTTCCTTTCCATTTTGGAGTTTTCACAAGTTCCGTCCATGCCGACATAAATGCTATCGAATCGAAAGGATAAACTAAAGGCTTCGCATCTCCTTCTTTTTTCCTAGATCGCTTAGGCTTTTCGGGTGGGGTGCTCTCGTGCGTATGCGCGAGACTCTCTTCTTGTTTTATGTTTATATTATCTATAATAGGTGGAAATTGCGTTTCATCCTCAATATTTGCGGATGATATTGCGGATGATGTATTTTTATCATCCTCATTTTTTGCGGATGATGTTGCGGATGATATTGCGGATGATATTGCGGATGATTCTTCGGATGAATTAACAATCTCCTTCTCACTATCATTCGCACTTTCATCCTCAATATTTGCGGATGATGTTGCGGATGATGTATTTTTATCATCCTCATTTTTTGCGGATGATGTTGCGGATGATATTGCGGATGATATTGCGGATGATTCTTCGGATGAATTAACAATCTCCTTCTCACTATCATTCGCACTTTCATCCTCAATATTTGCGGATGATGTTGCGGATGATAGTAAATCATCACTGATACTTTTCATGAATGAATAATAACATCCTATGCGCTTGTCTTTACTGGATCGAAAATGAATAAGACCAGCGTTAGATAAACACTCCCTCGACTTGCGAAGAGTATTATCAGACATATCTAAATTCCCACAAAGAATATTGCTACGAACGAAAAACACATCCTTCCACTTCATATCATTACAAATCGCTACAAGCTCATGATATAAGGCTTGCGCTGCTGTAGTTAGGTAAGTATCATCACGCACCTTTCGGAGCTTGGAAATCAATTGATAGCTATTCATAAATGAAAATATCTATTTGCTGCACATTCATCAAAAGACTTCACACGCTCTATAAGACGCTTCTGTCTCCTTCTGAATGCTAAGTTATTATCGTACCTATTATGGCATTCCCGACACAATCCTACGATGTTCTGAGGATTGGTGTAATGTTCCGGATACATGCTCTTAGGGACCAAATGCGCGGCATCTACTGCTGGCTTGCCACATATTACACAAAAGGGGGAAAGCGACTGCTTTATTTTAGCAACCTCTCTGTTTCTCTGAGCTTGTTTACTGCTTACCTGTTTCATAAGAATAGCTTTTAAATAATAGTTCCCGGATACCGAACCAACGGACACCGGGATAATTTATTTACCATGCTTCATTGCATGGCAATCTTCACATAGCGTTTCAAGACAATACAAGAACTCTAATTCATGTCCAACTATAGAATATCCTGCAACGTCATAAACCTTGTGATGAATCTCCAAATTGTATGTTTTACCACACACTTGGCATTTGTGCCCGTCACGGATTCGGACCTTACGTTTTACTTCTTCCCAATAAGGATTATTCCTCAGACTCTTCCGGTATTTCGTTGGTCTCCCCCTCTTGTGTGCTAGTCTCGTCATTTTCGTCCTCCTTTCTCCATGGACTTTCTTCGATTGGAACTCGATGCCATTCGTGACGTTCAATAGGAACTACTTCACTAGTATCTTCATCTACGAAATCTTCAACCCATTGCTCCAGCCATACATCTTGACCATCTTCCTCCCATACCTCGATTATATCCTCTCCTTCTCCGAATCGGCGGACATTCTTACGAGTATCTTTAAAATCAACGTTTGGCAGTTCATATCCCAATTCTTTGAATGCCTCTTGATTCTTTTCTCCAGAATTAAACAGATCGTTGTATTCATGCTTCGGAATTTCTTGAACTAATGCCAGACGAAAAGCGTCATTCACCCAAGAGTAATACAAGTAATACCCCATAACCGGAATCCGGAAAGTATCGATCATCTTCAAAGGATAATCCTTCACACCTTTCTTTGCAAGGTTTACAAGGTCCTTAAACTGAGTATTTAATGCTGAAATCTTTGCCTCAAATTCTTTCTTCTCGGTATTGAACTTTGCTTTCAATGCTTCGAACTGTGCTTCAAGTTCCGGCATCTGTTCCTCGGCAATCTCACCATAATTCGCACGGATAGTTGATATTTCATAATCATCCATCACCCGGTTAGCGATCACGTCTTTCTCTTGAATGGTGACGAAGTTCTCTGCCAGTTTCTTCTTTACATCGTCCATAGAGACACAATCAGAGAAAATCACTTCGGGAAATTTCACGGTGGTAGGGAGCTTAAATTTAAGTTCCTCTGGTACATAGTCTTTTAAATCAATCATTGTTTCTTAGTATTTAATTTCTTAAGCATTTTTTTGCACCTTCTACATAAATCCTGATCGGGAGATGTTTTAGGAGCATATTTCTCTATTTTATCAGAGCATTGTCTAAGTAGGCGCTCTATCGTTTGAATATCCGTTTGGCATAATTCCATTATTCAAAATCATCAATAGCCACCGGATGAAGCATCTTTTGACTCCATTCCGGGAGCTGCATATCAATAATACCTCTAGCTCCTTCTTCGGCTTTAGCGTCATATCCGGGAAAGCATTTCTTGTCGAAACAGTCTTTTACGATTGAGAGAGCATATCTATATTTATACTTACCATTTGCCAAATCATCGGGCGACCAGAAGAGAACAGCGACATCGTATGGTTCAACCGTCTGTAGCATGATCATGATTGTTACATTAAAGTTTCGTCCAGTAACGCTACTCATAACCTCTTGGTACATTCCTTCTGAAAGCTCATATTTGAGCTTGGCACAATCATAGTAGAACTTACCGAGATCGTCGGCACGTGTGGTCTTAAAGGAAATAACTGCGTTTACACCGATATTTTCCTCTACATTGAAATAATCCGGTCGGACCCTTACATTAAGTCCCGTTTCTTCATCCTTGCCATAGAATGATACTTCTGAGTATGCACCTTTCAAAAGCTGCTTGATGATGCCGCCACCATACCAATAATAGTTTCTTTCAAGAGCTTTAATTATCATACTCATTTCATCACTGATAAACGAGTATCCCAAATCAATGCACTTCTGTTTCTTATTATCGCGAAAGTCTTTCAGATCGCAGAAATTCCACCTTTCAGAAGGTATTTCTTCTTCGACATCTGGAACATAATTCTTATCATTCAGGAGCAATTCATTATAGAACCGAATCATTCCAAGCACGCCATCTTTCGATGATTGGTTACACTTAGGTTCTACTTTGACAAGCTCGAATAAACGTGGTTCCAAAAATGCCATGTGAGCAAATGTCCCTAACTGAAAACAAGGTTTTTCTTTCTCTTCAAATGTCCTTTCGTAATCATAATAAAAGGATCGTGGAGTTTTAAGAGCATTTTTCAAATTGGAAGAGGAAATATGATCGCTTTTCAAATACATCTCCATAGGATCACGCTTTACTACTCCGTTAACGCTCAATTCCTTCAAATCAATATTAACAGGTGGCTTATTGCAATTCAAAGAGATAAAATCAAGCATCTCCTCTTTGGTGGGATAATCTTCCGGATTATAAGCAGAAGGGTTGAGTTCTTCCCCTTCTGCACAATCGTCCAAATTAAAATCTATCATCCAGCAACAGGCAAGTTAACACGCAAAGGTTTTACAGACCAATTATCTGACTGGAAGTTATTCGTTTTGTTCTTACGCTTGCCCATGTAGGTTATTTTAAGAGGCATACCACTTTTAAGTGATCCGTTCTCAATATACTGTTCAAGAATACCAACCAATCTACGAGAGCCATTTGTAACCGTCTGCACCGTACCATCTGCTGATTTCTCTAAGAAAGTAGCACAATCCAAATCTATTAATTCATCCGGACTGGTAGCACTCAATACCTTTTGAGGTTTGATTTCTACAAAGTACATTTTTCTAAATTCACCCGGTTTCTCTGGTGTCCAATAGTTTCCGCAAAGGTCAATCGGTAATTCTTGCGCATCTTCCAAAGAAGGAAGATCATTTTTACTTAGGTCTGCTGCTTGAATCACAAATGAGGATTCTCGTTCTCTAATAACTAAATCGTCCATATTCATTATAATTAAAATAGTTAATAAAATAGTTCCCGGATACCGAACCAACGGACACCGGGATAATTCAAAACTTAAATAGCGGACTGGATACCGCACGGAGTCCTTTACTCCATGATTAGGATTAAACTATAAATTATTGATCTATAATCTCCCTCATTTCAGCTTTTGCCAATGGAGATAACATTTGCATATAATTACATTTGAATGCTGCGGATTCAAGTTCTAACACATCATACCGCACACTAGAACGAAGTTTACCATCTGCATCCTTATACCTTTTTACTATACCTTGTTTTACCCATTTTGTTACATTCCCTTTTCCGTATGAAATATGAGCTTGATTCTGTGATATAAATTTAGGTTCCTTGAAAGAATTTATTCGTTCTTCTTTGCGACCAATACCTCTTGCATAATCTATTAGATTTAATATAAATTCTTCGGGCATAGTCCTTTTCATAATTCCTCCTTTCTAAATAGTGGTTTAAATATTGGCTTAAGGATATAGTTATAGAACCAAATGGAGTATATAATACCTATTATATTAATTGTATAATTCCAATCATTTGTTTCCTGATCTATATCGTTAAAAGTGAGTATACAAGGAGCTGCTAAAATATTAAGCAGAACAATGTTTAATATCAACTTTCTCATAAACTTTATTTTTGGATTAATATTAGATGATATAAAATGAATCACAGTCCTTTCTACTTCTAGTTGCTCGTACCGAAGTCCTTGCATTAGATCGTACCCTACAACGTCTCATGTCCATTTGATAATCCGGTGTAACAGCTATTACCAAAAACCACACAGAGAAAAATAACTCAATACCGTGCTTCCTAATCTCCTTCAAATCAAAGTTTCTTTTAGTCCTATCACATAGCAGGAATAAAGTAAGCTCTACGTTATTGTTAATGCCTAACTTCTTATGAATATCCCTAATCTGTGCCTTTATTGTCCATATTGACTTTTGGAGCAATTCAGCTATTTCAGAAGGAGTATGCCCCTTTGCAACTTCATGTGCTACTTGATACTCACATTGAGTTAAGGGTTCCATCACGAAATACGTTTAGCTCTAAAAACTCCCTTTTTATAGTCCAACTCTCCTTCTCTCTTGATTATAATTCCAAATCTGCGTCTAACACGATATCGAATTGTACTCATTATTCCATCATAAGCAGATATCGGAAATTCTACTACTTCATTTAGCTTCATTTCACTGATTGATTTTGTCCAATCACCAGTTATTTTTTTCACTTCTTTTGCCATAAGATTAATTATTTGATTATTATTAGTGGATAAGCCCGGATTCGAACCGGGATGAGTTAATATAATTGATAGCCCTCACGGTACTATTCTCCCTCTGACCTGTCAGCGTGGAACTTAATCCTTCTGAGAAGCATTTCCATTTCTGCCACTTATCCAATTAAAAAGGTGCGCTATTCTCACGAACGGCACACCCTACAACACAAACACAAAATAAAACACGACAAAACAACTCAATACATCTCGATTTTGAATTATTCCTTTTCAACTTTATACCCCATATCAATAAGGGAGTCAATCGCTTCATCCTCCCCCATTTCCTCGATTATACCAGAAGCACCGACTTGACGGTGTATCTCATTCAATACATCTTTCCAGCCGTAATACTCCAATACTTCTTTTATCTCAATCTCTGACAATGCACTGTCAATTTCAATTTCTAGGCTTATTTTTTTGCTCATAATTATACTTTTTAAAGTTAGTTAGTGCCCGCGATACCTTCTACGGATTCTTCCACGTATCGAGACGTGACGGGCTGTATGTTGAATCACTTAGATAGCGTTATAGCTCGCCTAACCTGCTATATGCTTACTGATAAAGACTTTTCGGACTTCCAAGTGATATATGTAACTAATTCGAACCTTCAACCGATCACGGCATTCCTGCTACGGTTGAATTTCTTTTCGTATGATCCAATATGTCAAAGAACTATTTAGTAGTACTTGCGTAGAATATTCTCTACGTCTACGCAAGCTTTTTTCTAAATCCGCCCGACTGGTTTCCCTTACTATCAGCGCTGAACATTGTAGGAGCCTTATGTCGGATTATGAAGACCACCTTTTTGCGGATTTACATTTTATCTCCAAGAACTATCACGATTTATATAATCAGCATGATTGCCAGCAAAGAACGATTTCAACACATTACCATTGTTAACATTGAACACCGGCTTGAAGGACTTTTTATCTTCTTCAATCTCCCTGTATTCTTTCTGCTGTCTCTTTGCCAAGAACCAAGCCTTTTTCAAAGCTTCACCCAAAGAGATACGACGATACGCTTTCAAAATGTGAGCGTGTTTCATTATCTCACTGTTATTGAATTTTCCGTTTTCAGTCAAAAGTGTAAATGCGTTCATCGTCTTACCTATTTTTAGTTATGTAAAATATTTGGTTTTCTCACTCAAACTTCGCACCTTTGCAGTGTTGGATGTTGTTTGATGTTGCAAAGATACGCACTTTTGCGAATCATGCAAATTTTATGCGAATATAATTCGCAAATAAAAGATTTATTAACAATAATGCGAATCTTCAACCTGTGATATGGAAGTATTTGAAAGGATTAAAGAAGTAAGAAAATACTTTTTCCATGATAATAACATGGAATTTGCTAATTTCATGAATGAGAAAACATCTACTACAAGTGGATGGGTTAGTGGAAAAAGAGGAATCGGAAAAAGTGTTTTAGATAAAATACTGTCTAAAATTCCTGACGTAAATCCTACTTGGCTACTTACAGGAGAAGGCGAAATGCTCAAAACTACCAATAATACACCCCAATATAATGAAGCTACGCCCATCCAACAAGACGTAGTTTATATCCCGTTAGTTAATCAATTCGCTTATGCGGGTTATTTAGATGGATACACAGACACATCTTACATGGAGCAGTTACCTAAAATACCATTTATAGTAGATAAAGAAGGACATGGAAATTATATAGCCTTTGAGGTCAAAGGAGACAGTATGAACAATGGAACCGAAGAAAGCTATCTAGAAGGAGATAGACTTTACTGCCGTGAAATACAGCCCCATTTATGGGTGAGTTCTAAACTGCATCTTCGTAAATGGGATTTTGTCATTGTACATACCGATGGAATTATAGTAAAGCGCATTATAGATCATGATGTAGAAAATCACACTATTACTATTCATTCATTAAATGATATGTATCCTGATCGAATTATTGATTTGTGCGATGTAAAACAGATTTTCAATGTTATAGAATCAGTTAGACCTAGAAGAAGATAAAATAAGAATAACAATCGAATATTAAATTAAAACACAAGATTATGAAAAAGGCACTGCTATTAATTTCAATCTTTTTATTACCAACATTTTTGCAAGCATGTAGTGATGAAGACGACAACCAAAGATGTCAGGCAATAACTAAAGATGGAGACCAATGTAAACGTAATGCAGAAAAAGGAAGCATCTACTGTTGGCAACATAAAAAATAGCAACAAATTTAATGGGAAATTTTACTGAAGATTTAGCAAAAGGGTTTATACGGTCTGCTGTGAATCAAGTGGGACGAGATGGAGGGAAAGTGATAAGTAACTCTATTTATGGGAATGCACATAGTACCCCAATAAGAGGTATCGGTAAAAATACACATAACCAATTTTTCGTTGAATCAACCAATGAGGTTATCTCCCCCGAAGAATTAAGATTAAGAGCAGAAGCAGAAGGGTTTAAAGTATCTTTATTTAGATATAACGCTGGTATTAAAATAGCACTCTATATTGTTTCTTTATTTTTTGCTATTTTAGTAGTACCTTCTATTATTATATTAATATTTGGTATCATGAAGTTTTTTCAAAAAACAGTATTCATGAAGAAATCTGTTTTAGTTGCACAATTTGTACCAGATAAAAGATATAAAGATGGTCGCAGGCTGAACGGACATGTAAAACAGGATATAAGAATAAAAGTACCTTGTAATCCTTCCGAGCGAAAATCACTAATAAAAGCAGGCATATTATACATTTTACTCTCATTGTTTTTACTGGTCCCTATATTCTTATGGCGCTCTGTCGTTGAACAACAGAACATAGAGTATTATAAAGATATTATAGAAAATGCAGAAACAGAGAAAGCACATATTAAAGAAGACTTTGAATTATTTAAAGACACAGTGAGATATAATAAAAAGATGAATGAATTTAATGAAAAGTACCAAAAGGCAGTAGAGTATTTAAATTCACACAATCAAACAAAATCGGATAATTAAAAAATTAGCTTATGAAAAAGATCATTTTATTGATTTCAATGCTAACATTATTGTTAGGCGGTACGCATGCACAAGAACAAGACAATTCTTTAGGATTGCACTTGGATTTTAAAGGAGTAACATTAGATGGTACTTTAAGTAGCTTTATGAAGAAGTTACAAGAGAAAGGATTTATAAAAGAAAAAGATTTGGGAAATGACGCTGCTATTATGAAAGGAGAATTTGCCAATGAATCAGTCACTTTATACATTTTGGCTTCCCAAGATTCCAAAACAGTATGGAAAGTCTGTGCAGAATTCCCTAAAACAGCTTCTTGGAGCTCCTTAAAAATGAAATATTTCGATTTCAAGGAATTATATACAAAGAAATATGGAGAACCGCAAAGTTATGAATTTTTCTCTAAGCCCTACTATGAAGGAGATGGATATGAACAACTGGCTTTAAGCAAAGAGAAATGTACATATTCATCTTATTTCAAGACAAAAGAAGGATATATAAGTGTTGAAATAAACAAATATAGCTGTATTGAAATATCATATGAAGATGCGATAAACAATGAATTACGAAAAAAGGAAAAAGAAAAAAATATATTAAACGATATCTAACATATACCAATAATAGCCCGTCTAAAAAACGGGCTTTTTTTATTGTCCTAATACGTAATCTATAACTTTTCTATTATTACGATCTATAATACTCCAATCTTTCTTTATATAGGTGTCGGTGACATCATGACCCGATTTATGATTCAAACACATGGCGACATCATCCAAAGATATTCCACAATCATTTCGGGCAATAGTAGCCCATGAATGGCGAGCTGCATAAAGAGTCAAATCCGGTATTCCTAATTCATCTCCTACTTTTTTCAAATGAGCATTAACCTTATGAACAAACTGTTTATGTGTAGAATATCTCACAAAAAAGTTAAACGCACGATCTCCTAATGAATCTTTATATCTCTCTAAATACGGCAATAACTCAGGTTCAACCTTAATTGAGATAAAAGCCCGGTCATCACGTCTGTTCATAGTTTTTCTACGTTCATATTCTAATCGTCCATTATTAGGCACACCCACATAGTACATATCTACAGAGTTCATTCCAACCATGATAAAAGACATAATAAACACATCTCTAGCTAGCATTACTCCAGTCATATTATCGGGAACACGATAAGATTTTATTGCCCGTATTTGTTCAACGGTTAACGAACGCTTTCTAGTTATTGGATTTTTCGGAATCTTATATTTTGCAAATGGATTGTTAGCAATACGTATAACTCCTGAATCTTCATCATTATACTCCAATTTAGCCCTATTAAATATAGCCTGTATTTTAGAAGTATACAACCGGACTCCCGAATCAGAAATGTTCCCGATACCACATTTTGAATGCAAACCTCTCAAATATTCATCATACTTCATCAATACGGATGAAGTTATATCAGAAAACTGTAAATTCCTGTTGCCTATAAATTCCTCAAACTTATGCACAGCAATACGATAGTTTTCCCCAGTTCTCTTACCTTCTTTCAGCATCTTCTCAGCAAAAGAATAGCCAAAATCAAAAAAATTCACCCCATCAGGTTTATTCGCAAGTTTCTCCTTCATCAACTCACACAATCCCTTTGCAGAATACAGTTCTATCGTGTGTCCTAACTTAGATAGCTCCTCCCTGATTTTTAGGACGTCTATCATTAACTGATCATAAATAGGATTATTTCGTTCTTTCAACTCGAAAGTCTTTTTATTAATCAGGTCAATACCAACATAATGAGAAGTTGCAATATAAGCAGACTTCCTATCATGCGTAATTCTAATCTTGACATTCCAAGTATTATCTTCTCTTTTTTGATGTTTAAGAACTATAATCTTTACTGTAGGCATCGTTGTAAAACAATTATTTTCAAATTTCGTTTTTCGTAAAACGTTCGTAAAACATTTGCGCAAATATAGCAAATTAAATTAGAAATGCTATAGTTGCGCAAAAGTAATAATAACAAGATATTAGATGTATACAG